TTTGCTAATTCAATATTTAAAATCTTCATTTTTATTCCTCCTACTTATCTATTCGGAGAAAAAATAAAAAACAGTGAAAAATCATTACTTTTTTTATTTTAGAAAGTACTTTCAGAGCAAATAAAAAACCGCAAGCCTGAGCCTGCGGTCTAGTGTATTATTAATTCAATTTTTATTTCTATTTATATTTTTATTTTTCTTCGTTTTTTTCCGGATCAACTAAAGTAATTAAACCGTCCGGCTCAACTTTAAAGGCCGGTTGTTCGTGAAGTTCACCGTTCGCTTTCAAGTAATACCAACCATCACCAGACTTAATGAATTGCTTAGATAGCATGTAACCATCTTTTTCTTCCATAAAATACCAGGTTTCACGGTATTTCACCCAGCCTTTAGCCATGCGACCGTCTGATTTGAAGAAATACCAGCGATGGTTAAGGAACATCCATCCTGTGACCATTGCGCCACGTTTGTCTAAATAGAACCAGTCTTTTTCATCAAAGAACCAACGGTTAATCAAGCAATAGCCACTATTATCAAATCGGAACCACTCTCCATTAACTTGTTTCCAGCTGTTTTTGGGATAAGAGCCATCTGACTCCTCCCACCACCAGCCAGTTTCATTACGTTGCCAGCCAGCTTCAGATAGACCGCCTTCAATATCTTTCTTGAATTGCTCACGACTAATGCCCCATTTGGCCAGATAAGGGTATGGATCTACATGGTCGCTCGCATTTCGTGGCTGATTGTACGTACAATACTGATGTGTCTTGATGCCTGCTAGACTGTCAGAGTCCAGCGTTTTCGGAATTCCTGCTTCATCAGCAAGATTGCACAGAAGCTCAACATAGAGCCTGTAATCACGATCAAATTCTTCTTGAGTTTCATGGCTCTCAATCAATTCAACGTGTGCATATCCTTCAACATTCCAGCCACCGCCTACGTCCCATGCGCCACGGTTAGTATGCCATGTCTGCATCACACGACCGTTTCCAACGACGTGTGAGAAGAAACCAGAATCAGCTGGTCTGCGCATGTGGTAATCTGCTTCATTTTGGGCGGTTGAGTTGCGATTTCCAGTTGAGTGAGCGTGAATCTGACGATATGGTTGCTCTCCGACCTGTGGAAGATTGGTTCTTAATCTGCTTTTATCAATATCCATGGTTATTTATCCTCGTTTGGTTCGTAGTATTCAAGCGCTCGCTTGCTATCAGTTAATCCTGAAGTAGTTGGGTCATTGATAACTCCCAGCAACACAAGAATATAAACGAATGTATTAAGACCGTCTTGATAATTCTGCGGAATTTCAAGTCCGAACTGTTGAGCCATCAAGAAGATAGCTCCTAAAAGAGCGATTAAAGTCACTTTGTTTTGTAAACGTAATTTCCAATTGATCATGTTATTTCTCCTTTTCGTCAAATTTGTCTTTCTGGTCAATATTTACTAATAATTGACCTAGCTTTCTAGCATTGTCTTTTTTAATTTGGTTAATGTAAGGTTTTAAGAATTCTGGGAACGCCCAGCCAATCGCTTCCCAATTCTCAAGTACAGACCCTAGATAGTTAGCAATGAAGAACATTGTCCAGGTTATTCCAAGCGGACGAACACCAAGCGAACGAGCATACATCGCAACAAGTAAAATGACTGTAAATACTACGAAATGACGAATCAATCCCATTGTGCCGATTTTACTATCAAATCTTTTAGTTTTAAATGCCTTGACATATCCTGTCACAATATCCAAGATCATTAACCAAAAAAAGATATGGATGTAGGGGCTGGAAGAAAGGTTCTGCAGATGTTCGATAAGTTCATGAAATGGTAAATCTCGCATAAACACCTCCTATCATGGAACTGGCTCGGTTTCAAGCTCACTTCCATTCTTTTGTCCTTCCCATTTCCAAATTGCAAGAAGGCCATTTTGAGATGGTCCGCCTTCAAGTTGTTTAAGAGATTCGCCTTTGTAAGTGAAAGCCTGATTTGTTTGAATCAAGATACGCTTGCCCTCGCCGTTCAATTCGGAGTGTTCAGGATCTTCAATCACAAACATATCGCCCGGCTGATAAGCCTTACCTTCCTCAGCAAATGGGAAGAGTTCAACAAGCTCCTTGTAGGTTGTTCCGTAAGCAATTTTTTCACCCATGATAGAATCTTGAGCCATGACACGCACGACTTTATCGATTTTATTTGCAAGCGCAGAGAGTCGATTCTGCTCGCTTTCATTATGCGCAATCTTCTGATTGGCCTGTTCAAGCTGCGCCTGTGTTTTGACGATGGCGCTTCCTGGATCTAGCTCGGCTTTTAGGATATCCAGCACATCTTGAATCAAGACATCTTCCAGTTCATTTGTCCGATCTCCTGTTAGCTCACGCATGTTGGTGCTGTAACGATTCCCGTCTTGCAAACGGATTTCTACAACGGTTGTAACATTGTCTCCAAAACCACGAGTATAAGGTTTGGTCACTAGTTCATAATTGTTAATTGTCATTTATCATTTTCCCTTTCACTTCTTCAAATTTAGCTTTGAGTTCTTCGTCCGACTCAATGATCTGTTTCATCTGTTCTAGTTCCATTGCTGTAACCGTGCAGAGGGCTTCTAGCGTTGCTGACTGAGTAGCTTCTTTGCTGACTTTATCACCCAGTGACTTAATCGTTAGACTGCTTATTTGTTCGTTCATTTTCTAAGTTCTCCAATCTATGAGTTAGTTTTTGATTCTCAAGAGCAAGCTCCTGAATTGCTTTAAGTGCTATATTGGTTAGTCTGAGATTATCCAGGTTCAGCGTGTCGCCATTCTCATAAACAAGCGTAGGATCTACCGCTTGAACTTCCTGCGCAATCAAACCAATCTTTGTGTGTGCTTGTTGTGGTCTATCTTCTTGCTTCTTCCAATCGTATTCCTTGAACTTGAATTGACGGATATAATCAAGAGCCTTGTGATTGCAGTCAATAATGTTTTCTTTTAGACGTCTGTCTGAGGAGTCTTTCTTAATCACATCCCACAAGCTATATGCTGTCCCATTATAGCTATAATAGATATCATTTCCAGGACCACCAAAGCTCAAAGATACATTGTCTGAGTTCCAAAGCCCGATTGTTGCAGCGGTTTTCCCATGTATGCTTACTCGTCCGGTCCGTAGCCAGCCGATACCTTTTGCGCTGATATAGCCTTCAACTGTCAACAGAAAGTCATCGCTTATAGTAGCAGTATTCCCTTTTGTAAAGTCTGAGTCTTTATAGATAAAAAGACCGTAAGGGACATTCTCGCCACGGCCATAAGAACCAATGAACTGGACCCCCAATCCATCTTTTGCGTTGTAATCTCGTGGAACGTGAATTTGCAAACCACCATTGACAGTATCAAACGAACCGTAAGAACCTAGTTGGATTTTAGTGTGTCCTGTTAATGTTCCACCAAAGATATTCGCACCTCTAATCGTTCCACCGTAAATCCTATCACCGCTTAAAATACCTGAACGAACCTGACTTGCATCAATCGCAACACTCTGAATTCGGTTAATAAAGGCTCGCTTCGCAAAAAGCTGGTCAGTAAACACATCGCTTGATACTATCTTCTTAGCCATGGCTGAGTCCATAATAACCTTATCGGCTGTGATGGAATCAGACTCAATGATATCCGTGTTTAACTTTCCGATTCGTGCATCGCCTACAAACAAACGCTTGAAATAACCATCAATAGCAGTGAGTTCGTCCAGCAAGGTCTTACCTTTAAGTCTAATCTTTTCAGCCTCAATCAAAATTTGATTGTTAGTCGCATTGATTTGTGAAACGATTGAACCTGCACTCGTCAAATTTTGAACTGCCCACGAGCCAGCTAGTTGAGTCATCTGTGTGCGAGTTGCTTCGACCGCTTTATCAACGTCAAATGTTGCATCTTCAGGCGCTGGTTGCCAGAGACGGTCAGTCGTGCCTTCATAAAAATCAAGTTCAGTCATGAATAGACCACCCCATTTATCAGGATTGCTCCGATCGTACTCAAATTGAAGATAACCTTCGTCATAATCTTCAGTATTTAATTTGAAGGATTTTTTAACGGTTTTTTCGTTACTAAATACTGGTCCGTTTGTCCATCGAGGTCTACCGTCAAATACTAATTGTTTTTCTTCAAATTCCGCATTTGAGCCTTTTTTACGCTTGCAAAAATACACTCTAAAATATTTTGAATTGTTATCAAAAACTAAAATATTGAAAATGTAGTCTGCATTTCGTTTGACAATGAACCGTGGACTTTTCACAACAGCCCCTGGTCTCAACTCAAACATGCGCTTCTGACCATTGAAGTAGAAAGGATGCGCTGTGAATCCTAATCTTCCGTCTGCTTCTGTCCAGTATTTCAAACCGTCATCAGCCCGTGAATTTCGGAGCATATTCGGACCACCTGCGTTAGCATGCTTCCCAACTTCAACCTGAAATAGCTGATTTGTTAAGGCCATGCGAGCAACCTTATCAGCAATACCATCTTCAGTTGTGCCGATGATACGCTCATATAGCCGGCTGGTTTCTTTTACTTTCTGAAAGTCTGTGACTTCTACTTTTCGAGATAGTTGATCAGCTACGTTTGCGATTTGACTGTCAGCGCTCGCCTTATAAGAAAGAATTTGACCTGATAGCGTGCTGAACCGGTTATCAGCATTAGACTTGTTGGTCGTCACCTGATTGGCAAGATTAACAATCTGGCCATCTGCTGATTTCTTGTAAGTCGTTATTTGACTAGAAATATCTGTGAATTTTCCATCTACAGATTGCCGATAGCTTGCAAGCTGACTAGTAATTTCTTTGTTTGTCTCGGTCTTAACTGCTCCGATTCGTTGACTGATCCCACGAACATCTTCTTCGTAGATGCTCTTAGCTACATAATCGCTTGAAATCACTTGTCTGAACGCTGAGATTTGACTAGTACTTTCGTCACGAGCGTACTTCTTCAAAGCCTCCTGTCGTTGACCGTCTGCACCGATGTATGACTCGACTTTCCCCATTTGAACAAAAAGCCCATCTGCTGTTCTCTTCACATCATTCAATTTTGAGCCATACTGACTTTTAAAGCTTTCAATATCTTCGGTCAATTTAGCTTGTGACCGTTCCGCCGAAGCTTTGAAATTATTCAATTCAGACTTAGCTTGTTCGCTTATTCGTTTGGCTTCCTGAGCAAGCGACGCGTTCGCTCCTACTTTATTTAAAGCTTCAGTAGCTTTACGCTTGGCTTCATCGATGACAGATGTATCGAAATTCCTAAAGCGCCGGTCGATGGTGTCAGAGAGTTCTTGCTTAACTTGTTCAGCTCTGGCTTTGGCAAGTTCGACTTGATCGCTAAAATCTTTTTTGACTTTATTTACTTTCTGGTCAAAACCTTTATCCGCTTCCTCGATTTGATTTTGGATTTGAGCTTCAAACTCGTTGAATTGTTCAATCTTTTTGGTAATTGTACCTGCATACGAATATTGCGCATCATTGCCAGCTTTGCTATCGGCACTAATTCTCGAGCGTAAACCACCCTTAAATGCGAACGATTGACTCAATACAGGGGCTTTAAAAGTCTCGTTCTTGTTAGTCTTAATAGTTACCCACTGACCAACATCCAGCAATAGATGGCCTTGATAATTCAAATTGAACGGATAATAACGAATATCTTTAATATTGTGATAAAGATTATCCAAAACCACTTGAGACATGAACAGATTATCCAATTCTAACGAGCGACCAGTTCTCAAACCAACCGTGAGCGTTTCTTTATCTTTTTTACAGGTAATACCTGCAATCTGATACTCAATCTCGCTCTTGGTCAATCCGTGCATGAAATAACTATCAGCAGTTATCACAATCCCAGAGTCGGTTAATTCCTTGACTTCAAGTTTCCCTTCTCGATTAAAAAAACAAGACATCCCGAGCATCTGAGTAGCTAGACTCAAAACATCTCTGAATGTCATTTTCTTTTCTTTAGGGATACTTTCGATTCGATAATTCATGGATGCAATACCCATGTTTTCGTTGGCAAGTTTGATACCTGTTTTTAAGCAGATTTCTTTGATGACATGCCTGATTTCTGCTGGATAGGTTAAATCTGTGACATGTTCACGGTTAAGTTTGAACATCCCATCCATCAAATCAAGCGTAGTCGTATTTCGGTTACGGTCAATTTCAATATCGTTAATGAAGTATTCACCCATTTTGACCCACTCGTAGGTTCCGTCTACTAAAAGTCCGATTTCAGGATAAATCTTATCTAGTTTATTGAACGTTGTAATAATACTTGTGAATGTGATTTTACCGCTTCCTGCGCAAGTTCCGCCCGGCTTGTAGGTATCGCCCTTGATGTAGCCATAATCAAAATTTGCCTCTTTAATATCGCTTGACTGATACCGTCCTACTCTGATAGCAAGAGTGCGGTTTTTTGAAAGCATCGCTTCGTTGAATTTTTGTCGTCTGAATACATCCATATTTAAAAACCTACCTTTCTATCAGATTAAATTTAGCGCCAGACCACGGCTTAAATTGCTCAGTGAATGAATAGCTCGGAGCTGTTCTGTCTCCGACGTAAAAAGTCTTTGTGGTTTGCCCTGACATTGGGTCAGGATAGGACACTGTGAAAAACTCAGGCGATACTGCATTTAAAAGCTGACTCATTTCTCCTTGAGTCAGCATGCCCCACTCACAATCTAATTTACGTTTAACCGTGATACGGTCACGCACCATGTCTCCGTTAGCGTTGCGACCTGTTTCTCCATCAATATCCTGAATACCGACTTGAAAAGATTTGGGAGGCTTAACAGCCACCCCATTGATAATTAAGCGTGCCATTTTACCTCCCTTTAAATGTTAAGCAAGACTTGTCCTGCACGTTCTTGTTCTCGATTGATTTCTTGGATGGCCACACGACCAAGTTCGTGTCCACCAATCATGATGACGATGTCGCCGCTACCGCTGAAACCTCCAGAGTGTGGTAATCCACCGCCCAGAGCGTTGACTACTGCACCACCTACGATGCGCCCCATAGTCTGTAAGAAACCAGTGTTCTCAAGAGGCATAACAACCTCTTTACCAGCTTCACCAATCATGGCCACAGTCGGACTGTCAACGATACCACCACGAGCAAGACGAGGTAGACTCACATAGCCGATACCACCAAGAGATACGCCAGGGATTTTGTTAATCATGCCAATAACGCCGTTGATCATACCGATGAAGCCGTTAACTACATTTTCAATAGTCCCAAGAACCGCATTAACTGCACTCCTGAAAGCTCCTCCTACAGCGCTACCAACCTTTTGTCCAGCGTTAACAAAAATACTTTGAACCGTTGACCATACGCCACTGAAGAAGCTACCGATTGAACTAAACGCATTCTTAACTGCATTATAAGCGCTAGTGAACGTGTTCCCGAACCAAGCAGAAACGTTCGCAAGAGCATTTGTGACATCACTCCATCTCTCGCCGAACCATGAACCTAGTTTACTAAAGATGTTCGTTAAGCCAGTCCATGCTTTTTGGAACATATCAGTAAACCATGTTCCGACATTTGACAGAGCGGTCGTGATATCATTCCAGCGGGCTGTGAACCAAGCCCCTAGTGGTGTGAAGATAGCTACGATACCGTCCCAGATTCCTTGGAAGATTGCTACAATTGTATCCCAGATAACTTTCAAAACCGCTACTGTTAAATCTAACAACGCTGTAAGGAGTGCTGATAGAATGTTCATAATAGCATCGCCCGTTTCAGTGAACCCGTCAAAAATCTTGTTCATATCACTTGTGAGAATACCAGTGATAATATCAAATACGCCTTTGATAAAATCGGCTATACCTCCGAATATATCAGCAACCGTATTGAATAATACTCGGAAGACTTCTCCGATATATTCAAGAGTTGGAGCTAGAACTCTCGTTAATTGCTCAACGATAAAGCTAATGACAGGCGATACATACTGAACAACGACTTGATATAATTCATAGAAGCTAGCCATCATATCTAACACCTTTTGAATAAATGGCGAGATATGTTTGCTAATCGTGTCCGAGAAACCTTGACCAAGTTTTTTGATAATTGGCTGGATGTGTTCGTTCCAGCCTTTCACAAAAGAGCCAATAATATTTGATATGCTTTTAGAAACCAATTCAATCGTTGGGCGATAGTAATTATCATACACACGACTGATTGAATCAGACATGTCATTGATGGCTTGTTCAGCACTTTCAAAGATTGGAGCGATGTCAGACAAAGTATTTGAGAAAATCTCAGCAATGCCAGGCATGTTATCTGTGACAATTCGCTCGATACCTTTCATAAGATCGCCACCAAACTTGTAGCTAATCTCTACAATACTTGAACGAATCGCTAAAATAGACGACACAATCGAACTTCCAATACGGATAGCACCAGTTGATGTAATGACATCATAGAAGCCGTCTGAGAACGCCTGAGCGATGTTTCCAGCCGAGGCAAACATAATGCCTGTGTTCTCAAACTCTGCCACAAGTGAGCGAATAATACGCTCTTTTTGACGTCCTAACCCATTTGCAATGCTTTCAGCAAGGAAAACACCGATACCGACTCCAATCGTTGCCAGAGAGCCTGTAATCTGCCCTAAAGAGTATACTATCTTCTCAGTCATAACAATAAAGGCATTGACTACCCGTGGATCAGTAGCGATTTCTTCAAGCGTAGTCTTGATTTGACCAAGACCAATCTTGATACGTTCAAGGCCTTCGGCTCTGAATGCAACAGAGAAACCTTTTTTAAACAAGTCCCAAAGTTTATTCAGGTAGTCAAACAACCCTTTTAGCTTATCTCCAAGACCATCAAAGATACTCTTGAATTGGTTGTCCATGTCGGTCAAGGCTACTTCTGGCAAGATGTCTTTGAAAGGTCCGCCACCACCTCCTTTTCCTTTGCCACCTTTACCACCTTTACCACCTTTACCGCCTCCGCCAGAACCTGCTCCGTCAGAGTCGTCTTTTTTATTTAATATCGTAATTTCATCAAATCCAGCTAGACCTAGCAATTCTTTGGCTGCTTTCTTAGCATTTTTAGCAGAATCTCCAAGATCATCAGCTAATCCACCTGCAGAATCACCCGCATCACCCATAGCATCGGCAAGGTCACCAGCTCCACCTGCTGCATCTTTTAATGTTCCAGCCATGTCGCCGACTGCACCAGCTACACCGTTCTTAACAGTCGCTTTCTTATTGAACATCAAAGCGATGAATTCGGCCAATTTAGCAGTCACGTTCTTCAAGACCATTGCGAATGAGTTCAAGACTGGCATTATGGCGTTGATAATCGGTAAGAAGGCGTTACCGATGTTAAGAGCTGAGTCTTTCAGTAACGACTTGAATAAGCTGATACTACCGTTTACAGAGCTTGATAGTGTATCTCCGTATTTAGCAGTCGCCTGCTCCAAAATCGCCATTAAACGAATCTGTTGTTGGGTTTGGTAGTCCAATTGTTGCCAGCTCTGTCCGTTCGCAAAACGCTTGAAAGCCTCAGTGGACTCAATCATAGCTACTCCAACGTTGATTCCTAGGTCCTCAATTGCTTCGGTGTTCCCTAGCAAACCAGAGCGAATCCGCTCCATAACGTCTGTAATGCTACGACCTGAACCTTCAGCTACAACTGCAGATGTCTGAAGCATCTTAGCAGTGTAGGCGCTCAGCTTGTTTGAGTCTTTGATAAAGCCAGAAAATAGGTTTGAGTACACCGCCCCGTATTTCGTCGCTTCACCAACGCCCATATTCATAGCGTTTGCGTTATCGTTAACCCATTTTAAGAATGTTTGTGAGCTCTCGCCCATTTGGCGTTTAATTTGGTTGATTGAAGCCGTAACCTCAAGAGCCATCTGTGTCGAATACATACCAACGTCAAGCAACTTCTTGCCCAGATAAGCAAATCCTGCGAACTTAGCTAGTTTGCCAAAGACACCTAGCATTGAGCCAGACTGAGTTTTGATTTTGTTAGTTGATGCTTGTACTTTGTTAGAGGCATCTTTGACCTTGTTCTCTACTTCTTTCATTTTGTTTTTGAAAGGCGCAATTTCAGCATCGATCATAACCTTGAGCTCATCAAGAGTAACTCCCATCTATTCTCCTTTCATTTTCATTTTTCGATTGTGACTCTCGGCAAACATGCGCATCCGTTCCTTGTGTAACAAAAGCGCTTGTCTCTGTCGTTCCTGTTCTACCGCTTGTTGTTCTTCTACAAATAACTCAGGCGCATATTCCCAGAACTCAAAGACCTTGGCATCCTTGGATAACAATAAGGAAACTTGATTGGATATCATCTGCGAAAGTCTATAAGAGTCAATAATCTTTTCTTTACGCTCTTGGATTTTGACACGGTTGTAACTTTCAATCAGGTCTCTGATTTCAAGAACCGTTAAATCCCAAAAAACGAGAGGCTCCCCCCCAATGTCTAGAAACATAGGGTAAAGCCTCTCAACCATTTCAGTTATAGATGTAACTGTAGTCTGTTCTACTCGACTACTTCCAATTTGGTTTTCTTGGGAGCTTTCTTCTTGCTTGGTTTCTCCCGTGGCATAAAACCCGAAACTTGGAGTAATGGCAAGATAACATCCGCCATGAACGCTGCCTGGTCTCCACCATTATCGACATACTCGTCGTAAAGGTCAGATGTATCTTCAAATGAGATCCCGTGTTCAAATTTTTGAAGCGCACCATGGGTCAAAAGTAACATGACCTTGAGAGGTGGCAGTGGGAACTCTTCTCCGTCTTCAGGCATGAATACCTTGAGCAAGTTAGCCCCGATTTTTTCTTCAACTTTAGTTCCTTGCAAGGAAGTAAGGCGGAGTTTTAACTCCTTATCCTCACTGACCTGCCATGTCGTATATGGTAAAGCCATTCATTAACCTCCAATTCCGTCTGTAAATTCAAGTTCAGATTGCAATGCGATTTTAAGAGTAAACTCAATTACAGAGTTCACACCACCACCGCCAAGTTTGACAGATACCTGTCCTTCAAATTTAACCTTGGTGCCGTCTGGGTATGCTTGTTCAAAGAAAAGTTTAGTCTTGTTGTCTGCTGCTGTACGAAGTACACGGTAAGGAGCATTTGCGCCATCATTCTTGTATGCGAATTTGTATTCTAGTTCCCCTGCATCGCCAATACCAAATTCATATTTTTTAACCTTATCTTCAAGGGTTGTATTTTCGACTTTTTCAGGCTCAATACCGAATTCAGGTACTTCTTTAAGGCCTACAAGTTTTGTGTAAGTTCCTTTAGCTGTGCCATAAGACAGCGTAATTCCGTTTGCTAACATTTAATTCTCCATTCTGTATTGATAAACCAATTGTGAATTCAGGTCAACGATACCTTCAAATCGCATCAACTTATGACGTAAGTGTGATGGGTCCGGAACATCCTGACAGTCAGTTCTTCGCAATCCTAACGATGAAAAAATCTTATTGATTTCAACTGCTAGGTTGCTTGTACTATCTTTATCGAATATATCAACCTTGTAGCGGATATTCGACTTCTGTTCTTCATCGTCAAACCATTCACCTGGCTTGTTCTGTTCTTCTAAAAAAATGACGACTGGGAAATTCTCCCAATCGTCCGGATAAGTATCGGTCACATTATCTGCGACCTTTTGCAATTCTTTATAAATAACTGGTTTAATATTAATCATTATATCTGTTCCTTTATCTTCCTACTAACGTATTTAGAGATGCTTCTTGATACACGTTCCTGGTTGTCCTTTAAAGCAGGATACAAGTAAGGTTGCGCAGGCTGACCATACATTTTGTAAAACTCACCTCTTTTCGCAAAGTGGTAAGGTCCTACGTTGATTTGGTCTTCATGCACATACCAAGGCGTAGAACGATAGGATACGCTTACTTCTGGCGATATGCCAGAGTGGTTAGCTTGTCCTTTCGGACCAGTTCCAAGTTCGACATAGGCAGCATGATCTGAGTTTGTAAAGACTTCGCTCGATATCTTGTTCCCGTTCGCTTTCAGACGAACTCTGATGCTATTTCTCAATTCACCCTCATTCGCTGGAGCTCTGAGTTTCGCTTCAGCTTGTACAACTGTTTTGGCAGCATGCAAGACCGCTTGTCCTACTATCTCGTTGCTCTTTGCACCGTATAGCTTACGACACTTAGCGATTAAGCTATCTGCTCCGATTAAACCTGACACGTTCCAACTCCAATACTTGATGATGACTGTATATTTTCTTTGAAATAACCCGATGCGTGACATCTGTCTCGCTTTCGATACAGACACCGTCTTTGACGTTGATATCGGTATCCTTGCTCGCGTTTGCGTTCAGGATATCGTTCAAGCGTTCACCATAGATTTCAGATTGTAGCTTACTGCTAGCTGGCCACAATTCAAGCCGCACTTCTTCAACCTTGTCAGCGTACCCTTCCTTAGCGATCCCCTCATCTGTCACGATTCTCTTGAACCGTTTGAGGTTATAAGGTTTCAGTCTATTCTTTTTCAAAAACATGGCCTGCAACCCTCGCTAATCGATGCATCCGAATACGTTGTAAAAGCCCCGTAGACAATCCGTTTTCTCCGTATGTTACAGATATACCGCCTTCGCTTCTTGACTGCTCCCCCTCGCTTCCTGAACGGTTGTAGAGCTCGATTACAAGCTCTGGGATAAGTCTTTCAAGCGCTGGTGTAAGATTGTCTCGGTTAGTTTCTGATAAAATGATATTTTCTGCCCGTAAAATTAAAGACGAGAGGACTGCTTCGTCACTCTCGCCTGTCAATGTTTTTAGTCTTCCAAGTTCCATAAGACCTCCTAATCTAAAGGAGTCGTCTCGTCTCCTTGTGCTTCGGTTTCTTCCTCGTCAATGATTTCAACTACATCTGCGATGTCAACCGAGAACCCTTCTTTGAGATTGTGAGACAGTTCGTCAAAGCGTTCTTCTGTCATATCAAATACTTCATTCTCTTGTCGAACTACATTAGCTTGCCAATCATTGAACGCTTTTTTGACTCTGACTTTCATGGGTCAGACCTTATTTCTTGATTTCTGCAAGCACGACTTTAGAATCGTCTGAAACAGCCACTGTGTAGAACTCGTCAATTGAGATTTCAGTAGAACGTTTCAAAGGCTTGCGGTCTACTTCGACGTTTGGATCACGTTTGATGTAAACTGTCAATGCAGCAGTGTCTTGTTCGGTTTCGTTATCGTGTGTCAACTTGATGATTGGGCATGTGTAGAATGCGCTAGTAGTATCAAGAGCTACCTTACTAGTCGCAACGATACGCGTATTTGCAATCATACCGATTTCGCCAGTCATTACAACATTATTTGGATATTTATCCGCTGAGATAAAGTTAGGATCTTTACGAAGAGTTGTAACTTGTTTTGGATTGACAAACATTACTTTTTCAGTATTGACTTCTTCTTCAAACAAATCAATAGCATCTACGATTACATCATAGCTGATTGCTTTTGTTTTTGAGTCATGCTTGCGAGTGTTTGTTTTCAAAAGAGCATCCATTGCATCATTGTCGATTTTAGCAGCAATAGCAAGTGCAAGTTGGTTTTCTGCGTTTCCTACTGGATCACCATAACCTGAAAGAACTGCCTCGTCTGTCAATTCAACGGCTTTCATAGCCTTCTTGATTGTAGCGGTTTTGGTTGATGTTCCAAGAACTACAACTCCAGCTTCCACACCTTCGTTTACATCTTCGGCATCACCGATATATGTGTAAGATGGAACTTTGATTGTGTTCCCTGGAACGCCTTCAAGCGTGCGGTCGATTGCTGCAAATGGAATCACTTGCAATTTCTTTGGTAGTTTAGCTGCAATCATATCTCCCATTACTTCAGGATTTACTAGATTTGCAATTTTAGTTTGTGTCATGTTTTAAATTCCCCTTTTTATTTAATTTAAAAACGAGTTATACAATTCAGGATTTGACTGTTTTAATGCAGCCTTTTCTGTATGACTCATTTGGAAAAATTGAGCTCTTGAAAGCCCTGTTGATTGTTGTGGCGCGGTCTTAATAGGCGCGCTACCTTTCATGCGGTCAGATACACCTTTCTGAACTGCATCCTCCCACGTTTTCTGAATGCTTGCGACTGATTCAGTCACGGCTTCTGCGTCCGATAAATCAACCACGGCCACTAATTCAACTGGTAAGCCACGTTCACTTAGCATTGCTTTAGCTTCTGCGGTCAATTCTTTCCGAGCAATAGCCTTTTCACGATTGGCCAGTTCTTGCTCTAGTTGTTTTAGCTGATAGTCTTTCTTCTCGTCAGCGTTCATTTTGGCAAGTTTCTTAGCTTCGTTTTCCTTGGCTTCTTGCTCAGCTTCCCATTTAGAGCGCTCGGCAGATAGCATCTTACCGATTTCGGCACGAGTGAAAGTTCGTTCGTGCTTTTCTTCTTGCACTGTATCAACATTTTCTTGAGTGTCGACAGTCTCAGTTGATTCAGTAGATACAGTTGCATTGATTTCTTCTGACATAATTGTCCTCCAGCGATTACGTCGCCACTCGATAATCTCGCTTTACGTCCGGCGACGGAACAGTACAGCTTTTAACGTCTTCAGCACGATTTGGACAAAAAGAAAACCGCCTCGTTTTCGATGCGGTTTATAGCAATTTACAGTGATTTATAGCAGTCTATTCCTGCCAGTCAAGATATTGGATCACCTCCTAAATAGTATCTAAAACATTCAGATACTCTAGTTCTTCATATGTTTCTGCAAAAATATCTGGCTTGCATGGATAAAACTCACCTTGAACTCCTTTAATAATGTAATCACCTTCGGTTGCAATCATCAATCCTTCAAGTGTTTCTATTTTTAGAACGGGATTATCCAAATCAGCATAATCAACACGAACTGGATCTAATCCTAATTCTGATAACTCCAAAATTGATTCTTCCGTATCTGTAAACTGTACAGCCTCAATCACTACTGGTTTCTTTCTGTATTTCATTTTTTCAGTCCTTTCTTTACACCTTCAATTATTCCGCTGATTACGGCCAGAATAATAAAGATTAGCAACAAGAATACCAACCACCCGAAAGCGATCAGCACCCAATCCCAAATAAACATGTTTTTACTCCTTTCTAAGCATTCTTTTGAGGTTTAGCATTCTTTTTCACCCACTGTTTGAAATCATCAAATGTATCCATTTTTTGCAATAATAGATACTTCTCGACTTCTTCAATAGCTTTCTCGACAGAATTGTCATTGAAACAATAGCCATTAAGTGACAAATCAAAAATTTTATTTTGTTTTTTCTTATCAACAATCCATAACTCCTCACCATGCCAAGCGCTCTGTGAGTCGTAACATTCCTTCGATTGTATTTCAAGGCCATTATTTTCAATCAATTCTATCAACTTTTTGTACTTATTCATCAGATTCTCCTTTCTGAGCACGAAAAAAGCACTTAGATTTCTCTAGGTGCTTTTTTTGTCAATTCGATTATTTCTTTTAAACTTGGCTTCGTTTTTCGTATCCTGTCCCAGGCTCTCATTTTTAAAAAAGTCGGTAAGTAGATGCCGTTTATTTTTGGCATTTCGTTAGAAAGATTGTACTTCTCTCGAATCTCATCTTTATGATTTTCTACAAATTTACTACGAGGCAGACAATAAAAGATACCCTCGCCAAAATAACTTAAATCTTCGTCTGAAATCTCAATTAATTCTTCAAGTCCGACAAAAATACTTCTGTTATATTCATCTTCCTTTTTAGAAAATACTCTTTTTATGAATTCTTTACTAAATCCCATTTTCTAGCACCTCCAATCCATAAACAAGCAAGCCGTCTTCAGTTTCTGTTTTAGAAATAACGTTGTATTTCAAGTTAGGTTTCATCAGATATTCTTTTTCGGGGTTGAAATCTGCCAATTCTGCAATGTAAGCGCCTGTTTTCTGCCCTTTTTTAACAGTAACCTCAAACAAAATATTTGCGCCGTCCCCGTCTATTGCAAATTCCCTTGCGTAACCTTTATCTAAACTAAATGATGTAAATGATTTGTCCAAAGAAAGACTTTGTCCAACCTCTAAATCTAAATAGCCTAAATCTTGCCCTAAAGCTGAAACAGAACCAGTTCCTCTATACGCTTTAAATGTCTTTTCGGGCGCAAAATCTGACAAGGCTTTTTCAAGTATAGGAATGTTGTTTTTTGTTTTCCTAACTTGTTCCAATGCATATTCTAAATCGGCTTCGCCGTGTTCTTCTAACCAAAACTCTTTCTTGAGTTCAAGCGCTTTATCAAGCCCAAAACGTTTAATATTGTTGAAATCGTGATAATCGCTTGTAGTGTAAGAATAAATTGCCTTTTTTTCTTCCTCTGTAAGTCCATTATACCACTTCTGATAAGATTTTTGTTTCTTAAAGAAGTCGTCTATTTCACTTGGCTTATCAGCTTCAAAAACCTTGTCATTCACTTCTGGCTTAGATTCCTTAACAACTTCCTTACCATCAACATACTTGCTATACCACTCTTTATAACTCATATCAGCAGGCACGTACTCGACCTTTCCTGTTTCAGGATTTCTAGCCCTGCGCTCTAACTTGCTGTAGTCGATATCATCATCATGAGCGATAGTCGTAGACCTGCACCATGGATGTAGTGGTGGATAATTGACACCAGGAACAGCCTTGTCCGTATCGTAGACCTTGTTATCATGTTCTTGGCAAATCTCAGACGTCCGCCTGTCCAAAACTGCTACGAATTTATACTTTGTAATCTCAGCATCTTCATAGCTGAGCAGTTCCATCTGGTTATGAAAAAAGGCTGACTCAGTACGAATCAAGCGCCTAGCTTTGTTTTGGCCAACCTCAAAGCGTTCAGCGATTGCTTGAGATGTATCTCTTACGCTTCGGCCAGTCATGAGACTTACTAAAAGCTCGTCTTTCACACTTGAAGCGAGCGCCCCAGTATTTGACCATATCCTATCTGAATAGGCTTCTCCTGTCCACTTTAGACCTTGTAGACGTTTGATTTCTGTTTCAGGTAAGTCGGAGAAACTATAAGCGAGCCCTGTCTGTTGTTGTAGGTCGAAGGTAGCCCTATAGTAGCTATCCTTCATCAAGTCGCTATAAAATGAATCTGAGCCTTTCTTCTCAGAATGATAGATAGACTCACGCATCAAATCTAAGTCAGCACTTAACCGTTCAAGTCGCTTCATGCGATAAGCATAAGCTGGACTGTCCAAATCAGCAAGCAATCGTTGAATATTTGGATCATTTGGTCTAGCTTCAAGAACCTTGCGAAGTTCATTCAGATCCTTTTGGCCCTTCACGTTCTTTAAGACATGACGAGCATCACGCTCACTTAGACCATAATCGCGTTGAAACTTGTCAAAGACTTTGTTGATTTGCTTGTCTAAATAAGCTTTTGACTCTTTGTAGACCTTATCAAACTTGTCAGCTTGCTTCTCAGCTTTGCCCATCTGCTCATAGATAAGATTAGCCTTCCTCTGGGTCCAGTAGTCCTTGTTGTTCATCTGTCACCTCTTCGTCTGGCTTCGTGTTTACCTGGTTAAAGAACGGCACACGTTCCATATTCTTCTCTTTCTCTTCCTCGAGTTCTTCCAATTCAGCGTCAGGATCTTCAACGAATGGCAAGAGAGAAATAAGCTGACGAAGTGACACCTTACCTTCAAGATTATTGATAATCTGTGACAATTCAAGCAAGTTTTTAGGCAATCCACGGCTAAACTGTGGCACAATTGAGTGTGCTTCAAGAGCAATCTGCTGCATGCCCATGTAATGAGCGAAGATAGCAATACGCTGTCTAAGACCTCGCTTGTAGTTTGCTTCTTTCGTCTTAGTTATCATCTCAAGACCTAGCAACTTAAATTCCATGGCTACACCAGAGCTATTGCCTGCAAAGTTTTCATCTGTTAAATTCGGCACATGGCTGAATGTGTAGATGTCTTCTTTCAAAGCCTTACGCAAGATTTCAGTAGCGTTCTCATCTAAGGCATTCTTCAAGAAATCAGCTTTGGCATCTGTTGGCAATTCCAAAAGACCTTCTTCAGCAAGAATACTCATTGCCTCTCTAGCATCTTCCAGGTTATCGGCTAATTGTGCACCGTACAGTACGAGAATAGACTCGACTGCTTGCTCTTTATCGTTGATACGGTTACCCATCAATGAATTGTAAGCATCAATCAAGCTAATTTGTTGCTCGTAATCACCAATAGCAAAATGATTGTTTCGGTATTCGATAATCGGGACCTGACCAAGATTATGCGGTTCTACTTGTTCATGCTGTGTGGTTCCTGTACTTGAATCACGCAGCACAATGTGATAGTGCAAGTTTTGAGTGAAGACCTCTGCTTGATACTTAGTAGCATCTTTCGTGTCGTCCTTGATTTCGTAGTAGTAAACCGCGAAAAGAACCTTGCGTTCGATACTGTCATCATAAACCAGGAATACATTCTCAGGATCCACACTAGTTGAATCAAGTTCAGTCAGTCCTTCTTTTGCATAGATGTACTCGTAAGCACGTCCATAGATAGACATATTCAATGCATTCTGCGCGTCTACCTGGTCAATTTCAGCGCCGTCGAATGCTACAAGCAAGGATTCAATATCGCCATCAGACGTATTGTTATACTTGATAGCGTTACCCATAAAGTAACCTGTTGCCGTATCTGCGATGTCCTTTGCGTGATTTGCTACCGTCTTGAAGTTTGGAGCGTTCTTGTTTCGTCGCTCGTGCTTCAAAATAGCATGTTCTCCCATATAATATTTCTTTAAATCACGCAAGCGACTGCGTTCTTGAGCGTGCTTTTGAATCAGCTTATAAATCAATTTCTTGTTCAAAGCTGTTTCATCGTATCCATCCCGTGGATAGGTTAAGTATTTATACATGTTCTCCCTTTCTACAAACCATAAAGAGATTTTCTCTTAACGGTTGCCTTTGGTTGTGAATGTTGTGAATAAATCGCATAGCGTAATGCATCCAGTACGTCGTCGTTCTCCTTGATTGGCTCGCCTGTTTTCTCGTTCCAGATATACTGGTAAACCTCGTCTTTAAAACGGCTTACTTTATCTGACACAACAAAAAAGCGCCCAGCTTTCATGAACTTAGCGACTTCTTCAATTCCTGACAAGACCGCTTTATTTGCGTTGAATGTCTTGATTTGTTCTCTTTGAAACCTGGCTACGTGTTCAGGTCGTGCGCTATCCGCCCAAAACGTGATGTTCCCATAACGTCTTTTTATGTCTTTAGCAACGTCTACCCAGAAATCAATCTCTTCATGTTGGTGCGCATGTTCCTCAAGTAAGTAGATAGAGCCGTCTGCTAACTCTCCGACAACCACGATGGATCCGTAGTGTTCATATCCCCAGTCAACCCCAGCATAAAATCTAACTAAATCATCTAGAGCTCTATCGATATACATATCCTCTTTAAAGTCACGATACACGGCACCCTCTCCAGTTACCCATTGACCGTAAATACCACGGTCGGTAAACATGCCAGATGGGGTTGTAGCTATTAGGTTATCAACGTAACGCTGGTTCAAGAATGTGTTATCAAAGATTGTAAAATGGTTGGCAAGAATTTTCTCGTTGTCTGCTTTATCGATATAGTCAACTTTGAGCCAATGCTTCGGGTGGTCTGGGTTGGTGTCGCAGATAACTCTAGCACCAAGACCAGAGCAACGCTTTAGGATTTCGTCAAATACCGCCTTATTTGCCAGCGTAGCCTCGTTTATATACGCTCCGAATGCTGTCATACCACGGATAGCTTTCAAGCCCGCTATGGAGCCTGTAAACGTTGTGACGACGTATACGCCAAAGAGCGTGAAATTCCCGTGCCTGTCAAACTTGAAATCGTAATTGTACGAGTCCGAGATTTCTCTCAGTATATTTGTTTGAAGCGTTCCTGAGGAAACTGCACCGAGGATATACATCGGGTTCTTAACTCCGACTTTCTCAGCGTTTCGCTTTGCTCGTTTCAATTCCATCAAAAAAAGGTCATTGTCTAACTTGGTTTTACCAGCACGTACTGCGCCGTGATTGATCATCATGTACCAGTCAGTAGCAACTGCCCTTTTTAAAATTTTTACTTGTTTATCTGTATATAGTCTATCAAGTGCCATCGTTTAAAGCATCCTCCAACTTGTCGAAATACTCAGCCATGACATCTTCTGAGTTTGCGCTACCTTCGAGCGTGACCCTGCGTTTTTGGTTTTCCAATTTCAAGGCTTCAATACGCTCTTTCTGCTCTTTCTTATCAAGGCTATCCTTAGCATCTGTTGTAGTCAGCTTGCTGATTTGTTCAAAAGCTCGGACATTCCCTTTCATAGCTTTCTGCATCATAACCATAGCCAGAGCCATTTCATTGGTTGAATCAAAGCCTAACTCTTCAAGTTGCTTCTTAACGTTTGGACTTGCAACCTCGGCTTGTAGTATTGTTTCAAATGCCTTTCTCAGATTGGCTTTCTTTCTTCGAGCCTTGCCTGAAGCGACTCCGCCCTTTTTTCCATATTTTCGAGCTTCGTCCGAGGTTGGGACTTTTAAATTATCTGCACCAGCCATCGCCTCACTTCCTTACTTTTTTAAAAATTTCAGCTCACTTTCTCAGCAGTAAGCCCTGTTTCTTCTTCCCAGCGTCTAATCGTCCGTGCGACATAGAGTGGGTCAAGTTCCATACCATAGTAAATACGTTCTGACTTCTCGCATACCATGAGAGTAGAACCACCACCGTTGAAGCTATCTAGGACTCTGTCGCCTTTCTTGCTAGAATTCAAAACGCACCTAGCAATCAACTTCAAAGGTTTCATGGTTGGGTGGATATCATTTCTAACTGGCTTATCTTCGTAGAAGATAGTAGTCGGAGTTGTTTCTTGCATAGTCTTAATGTAAGAGATTAGCTCGCTCTTTGTCATTTCTTTTAGGTTTTCTTCGTCCTCTTCAATGACCGTGGATAATGAACGATTGTCTACAAAATAGTGACTCGCTCCATCTTTCCACCCATACAAGCAAGGCTCATGCTTCCATTGATAGTCTTGACGACCTAATACAATAGCATTTTTTACCCAGATGATAGACTGTTTTAGCAACCATCCCGTTTCTTTGACTGCAGCTCTAAAGTTCAAACCTTCCGAATCGGCATGCCAGATATAGAACGCCCCCCCTGGCTTCAAGTGGTTGTTTGCGACTGCGAATGCATCCCTCAAGAACTGCCTGAAGCTGACGTCGTCCATGCTATCATTCATAATTGTCATAGCTTCCTCGGTTCCACCTTGGTAGGCCACGTTATATGGTGGGTCGGTTACGTAGAGGTCAATCGTTTCTCCGTCGATTAGTTGAGCCATATCATCTGCTGATGTGCTATCGCCACACATTAAACGATGTCGCCCTAATTGGAAGATATCGCCATGTTCAATACCCGTCTCTTCTTCTTGCGAAAATTCCCTGGCATCTTCTGGATCCTCGGACTCCTCGAAGTCGTCCAAAGAATAATCGACGTCCTCAAACCCAAACATGGTCATGTCTAAACCTTCGACACTTTCAAGTTCTGCATAGAGCAATTCTGTGTCCCACTCGGCAATCTCGCCTACTTTGTTATCGGCAAGCCTGAACGCTTTTATTTGTTCTTCTGAAAGGTCGTCAGCGATTAAGACTGGCACGGTTTCGAGTTTCAAAAATCGTGCAGCTTTATATCTGGTATGCCCGTTTATAATTTCCCCGTCTTTTGTTGCTACGATTGGAACCTTAAACCCAAACTCTCTGATTGAGTTCGCAACTGGCTCTACTGCCTTGTCATTGTTCCTTGGGTTGTTTTTATAAGGTCGTAGCCAATCTAACGGCTTATCAATTATTTTCACTTTTACCTCCAACAGAACCAAAAAACGCATATCTCGAAGATATACGTTTTTCGGGTTATATGGTATTCTTTGTTTCCACAGCCAATTCTGTGAAACGGGATAGCAGGAATCGAACCTGCGACGTCTCAATTCCATAAACAGGACTTAATCCGTCTGCCGTATACCCATTAACCAGCATGAGACTACTGCTTTAAGCGAGTGACTTTTGATAACTTATAGTTTATTATCGTGTCCACAAATATCCCTACTTGTATCACTCATGCACGATTGGTTAGACCAATCACTCCTTACATCGCAAACTACTAAGCCATTTTTCAATTAACGAAGACCCCGCTAAAAGTCTAAGCTGCTTTACTCTTTGACTTTACTCTCATCCTTGCGAGACTTGAGCAGGCAATCTAATTGCCGAAGTACACTTTCGTTTGTGACGGGCGATGACTTTTGCTTTTTTTGAGTTTTTACTATCTTGAATAGCATTAAAATATAAAAATCATCTTTCATCTATCACAGACACGCATCGCCATGTGTTTCATTCTCTTTTGAAGAACAAAATGCACAGCGCCTGCTTGTTATCAATCGTTTTGCGGACAATCGACTTACCTTACATACTTTTGGGAGGCACCCAATTTTTGTAAGATATGGTATTAAGCTCTTGTTGCACCTCGAACAAAATACCTCATTCCTCTTATAGGCTCGTCTCACAGCCAAACTGCCACGTTTGCATTTCCTCAACACCTTGTCGTTGGAATTTTTCTGCTTTAACTTCGCCTACCTATTCCAAAACTGAAATAGTTAAGATTGAATTGCTTAGAATGACCATTGCTGGCAGGATGTTTGATAGATTTAAAACAACCTTTTCCTGAGTTGCCACAGATTATCTAGGCTAAGCCCTAAAAATGAAAGGCGACTACTGACCTTTCGAACCGATAGATATTATATTTGTTTTTTATTTTTTGTAGTCATTACAACCTCTGAGGGAATCAAACCCTCTAGCTTATAACTTATCCGGAATATAATTAGCTACGCAATCATGCAAGGTCCAGTCGCTACTGCCGACCATTTAATAAGTTAATGAGTGATATATGAATGCTAAGCCTACTGCCTACCCCATTCTGGGACACAAACACTCAAATGACAGTAGCTGGAATTGAACCAGCTGGTCTAGCAGTAAAACGCACGTTTGGTAAAAAAATTAAGGAGACCCAAACAACCTGCTAACCTGTCCTTACTGTCTAAGAGGCCGAAGCCTCTATATTTTTAGGAGTCCTCATGACTGTTCGTTGCCAATCATTGGATAATACTATTTTAGCACATAAAATCATATATTTACTCCGGACTTACTCCGAGTTTACTCCAAAAAAACTCCAAGTTTACTCCAAAATTTCAATCTGTTCTCCATTGCGGTATAGCTCTGCAAATGCCATCAAAGCTTTCTCCAAAATTTCGTAATATGAACTTTCTGAAAGAGACAAGTCCATTGCGATTGTTTCATTCTTCTTACAATCCCACTGAAGGTACTTTTCGAAAAGTATCCTACGATATAGAGGATCGTGTAAGCCGCTAACCGCTTGCTCAATTGCATCCAGCTCAAGCTCTGCATCAACTTTCCGTATAGCTAACTTCTCGACTTGACTATTTCTTCCACTTGACGGATTTCTCGGCATAAATGAGTAGGTTGTCGTTACTCTCTGATCTTCGGTGTCATTGGCCACACGACGCCAGCGAGGATATCCTTCTAAAATTTTCTTGGCATTTTCTTTTGTTTTAATTTCGTTTATATCAGGAAAGAAGGGCATCGCTCACCTCGTTTCTATTTTAACTAATGTTTTAAATTATTTTCCCATCAAAAACTAGTGTTATTGTCCCTGTACCATCCTTGTGTTTAGAAGTCAGCGCACGACAATCTGAGCCCAATTCAATACCCTCAACTGTGATACTACGCTTTATCTTGTAAACATTGATGATTGTTCCCATTAATGTTTTAATTCTCATGCTCCATCTCCTCGTTCATTCCTTATCCTCCAAAAGTTCAAGGCTTTCATAGATGTTGCCAAGTACTTCATTTTCATCAATTTCAGACCACAAATTCACTGCGTCACTGCCAGTATCAATAACCCAAGATCCTTCAAGAACCTTTACAACTCCTAAATAATCTTTCTCATATTCATAGAAACCGCCAATTTCGTCAGCTCTACCCAAAAATCTAGTAGTTCGTACAATGTCCCCCTCAAAAATCTCCTGCACATCCTCTTTTATCAGCAAGGCCAGACCAACAATCACAACCGTACAGTCTCCGATGCTATCTTTAGTTAGTTGCTCATTCTTCTTGAGATAGCCGGCGCATAGTTCGCCGAACTCCTCACTAAGTTTTAATGACTGCTTGTCTAACCGTCCACCATTTTCTAAATCACGGTCAATAAACCATTGTTTGACTTTTTCTAGTGTAGTCATCTGTTTCATTCCTCCTTATCTAAAATCCATGCAATATAGATACAAATCAGAGCAAGCATAATGGAATCCGCCAAATTCCCTCTCACTCCACCTAAGATAATAATTTCAAGTATCTTCCAGAGATAGTCCAATACAATAAAATGGACAAATTGGGTTAAGAAGAAGTTATACTTCCCATTAAATCGAACTTTCACAATAATACCTCATCTCCAACTTTCACTTTTTCGTACACTTCCTTCGTAACCACGAACACCCCGTAATCACGTATCGTAAGCGTGTATAGCTTCCCATGTCGTTCTTTCTCAACGACCTTACCAAATATCTCAGCGCCTGTATTATCTGCCTTGTAGATAACCATTGGCTTCTTCTCTTCCAAATCTCGAATCCTGTCCATCTGCCAGATGTTTAGTCCAGCAGAGACGAGGATACATACTGTAATGAATCGTTTCAATCTGTGACCTCTCTTCCGTGTTCTTTCAACCATCTATGGAATCCTTTAATAGCATCTTCATGTTTTTTTAATTTGAAAATTCCACTGTATTTGTCATCGCAATACTTGCAATAATCGATATAGGTTCCACCGTAAAACGACATCACTCAACCTCCTTGCTCTTAGTTTCTCCAGTAAGTCTATTTTCTAAAATGTGACTTGTATAGCAAATATCGCTTTTATATGTATAGTGATTAACAGTTTCTTCAACCCACTGACTTCGTGTGTAAGGGTATCTGTTTGGTCGTTTCATGTTACCACCTCATATATAAATATTTCGTATCAATATCTTGTTCTAAAATACACTCT